CGTAGTTGCCTTGTCATAGATCACAAGTCAGCAACAAATCGAGTCACGCCCTTCGGGCATCTGGACAACCATCAATTCACCACACACTAGGGACACGCATGGATACCGAAAGTTTCACCGAAGCAGTGGTCGAGAGTTCGCCCAGTGCAGCAGAGAGCCTGTCTCAGGCACTCCTTCCAGAAACACCGCAGTCACGCTTTGATGCATTCACCGCCGAGGACGTCTCCAAGGCGCGGGAGCAAGAGAAGCAGAAGTTGTACCCGCAGTTGGAACGCCTCAAGGACGAGGTCAGCAACCTCCGCAAGGAGAGGGACGACCGAGAGGCAGACGAGGCAAGGGCAAAGGCGCAGGCCGATGCAGACGCCAAACGTCGCGCCGAGGAAGACATGGACGTCCGTTCACTGCTCGCACAAAAGGAGCAGGAGTGGGGTCAGCAACTGGAGGCCGAGCGCACCGAACGTGAGCGCGCCATTGCACTCCTCGATCAGGAGCGGCAGTACCAAGAGTTGCAGGCATGGAAGGTTGCTCGCGTAGAAACCGAGCGAGACAACATCATGCCGGAATTGCTGGACTTGGTGAACGGGTCAAGTCCCGATGAAATCGAGAACAGCATCACAAGCCTCAGGGACCGCACAGCGCGGATCCTTGACTCGGCGCAGCAGGCAATGTCGTCTGCACGCCGGGACATGGCGGGGACTCGGATCACGACTCCCGCCGCCGGACCATTGGACACCAATTCGGAGCGCCAGTTCACCCCAGATGACATCTCCAAGATGTCAATGTCGGACTACCAGAAGTATCGCGAAAGGCTGATAGGCGCAGGCGCCTCGTCAAGCCGTGGCCGTGGATTGTTCGGTTAGCAGCAACACACCCATGCAGCATCCACGATTCTGAAAGGAACATTCCATGGCTTCAGCCATCACCGGCACCGGCAGCCTCGCGGCTTCACCCACCGCGTACTCCGGGTCCAATTCCAGCCTCACGCAGGCCATCCAGACCATCTGGTCGAAAGAAATCTTGTTTCAGGCTATGCCAATTTTGCGGTTTGAGCAGTTCGCGGTCAAGAAGACCGAACTCGGTGTCGCGCCCGGTTTACAGATAAATTTCCTCCGTTATTTGAACATGACGCCTCCGACCGCGCCTCTCACTGAGGGTGTTCGGATGCAGACCAAGAGCCTCACGGCGGAGCAGATCCAGATCACGGTGGCCGAGCATGGCGACGCCATCGCGGTTTCCGAACTCCTGCTCAATGCGTCCTTCGACGACGTCATGGCATCGGCGTCACGCCTTCTCGGGCGCAACATGGCGACCTACCTCGACGTCCAGAGCCGCGACACCCTCGGTGGAGCGACCAGCCAGATCTATGGCTACAACCGCGCTGGTATCACCGACTACGTCGGGTACGAGGCAGGCACCGTTGGTACCAAGGCAACCGTCACGGCGGCCAGCCCGGCGTCGTTCCACCTCAGCCCGCATGCGGTCAAGGACGCAGTCGAGACCCTCTCGTCACGAAACGTCCCGCGTCTGGGAGAGACCTACGTCTGCTTCGTGCATCCGCACCAGAGCCGTCGACTCCGCGATACGCCGGAGTGGATCGAAATATCGAAATACGCGGCACCGGGTAATTTCATGCTGGGAGAAATCGGCCGTGTTTTCGATACTGTATTTATCGAGAGCACGCAGATCCGCAATGGGCTTGCCAAGGGCGGACTCGCTCCTTGGGACTCAGGCTTCTCTGCAGGCGCCACCGCAGGTGCCAACGTGTACGAGTCAATGTTCATTGGTGACAACGCTTTTGGGCACGCGATCAGCCTCCCAGTCGAACTCCGCGACGGGGGTGTGCTCGACTTCGGCCGAGAGCATGCCATCGCTTATTTCGGTATCTGGGGGCAGGGCATCATCACGGATCAGGCGATCCTCAAGGTGCTCACGAATTAAATCGGTTCAGTACCAACGTGTTTCGGCGGTGGCGGCCCCCACAAGGGCCGCCGCAGCCGGACCCCGGAACCACCCAATCCCACTAATCGGAGGAACACATCGTGGCACCCATTACTAGGCCCAAGCCGACCGACGCAACGGGCATCGCCCGTGCCAAGGAGATCAAGAAGAACAGCGACGAGATCAAGCGTCGCAGCGACGAACTCACCACCCTCGCGTCGGTTGAGGCGCATCGTCTGGAGAACGAGGTCTTCGACCCCAAGACACCGGACGAAACCATCGTCATCGATGAGGTGGTCATACTCGGAGCAGAACTCGCTGATGACTCCGTCGTGGTACGACTCGTCGCAGACATCGACAGCATGACGTGGGGATACGGAAACGACTTCACGTTCAAGGCTGGCGCCAAATACAAGGTTCCTCGGGACCTCGCCCAGCACCTCGAATCACTTGGGTACCTGTACACCGCCTGAG